ATGGCAGCAGTAGCTAACAGTCCTAAGTTTGCTAAGAAAGCGGGAGTCCCACAAAGTGTGGGTAAAGAGTTTGCTAAAGCAGACAAAGGTAAAAAATTTAAGGAGGGCGGTATGCCTAGTAGAGCACATGATAAAAAAGTTATTCGTAACTTAGATGACGAAATCTATAGAATTGCCCCCAAGGAACGTAAGGGTGGAGCAGAGGGTAGGGATGCCCGTGAAGAACGTTTACGGATTAATCGTGAAAAACGTTTTGAAAAGAATAGGTTAGACGGGATGGCTGCTGGTGGTAAAGTCAAGAAGCAGGGATACAATGACCGCCTAGATGAGTCTTTAGGCGCTAGGAATGGCAAGAAGTCTCAGAGCCTTAAGTCTCGTAGAGATGAAAGTAAAGGCATGGAAAAGTCTAAAGGTAAGGGCGCGTATTCAGGTGCTTCTACCATGATGGCAAAAGGCGGTAAAGTAGGTAAAAGCAGCGCTTCAAGCCGTGCTGATGGTATTGCCCGTAAGGGACATACTCGTGGAAGAATGGTTTAACTAGTTGATATTTAAGGAGATATACTATGGTTGGCTTATTTGGCAGACCTGATCCGGGCGAAACACCCGCCCCCAAAGCAAAACCTAAAGCGGAACCTAAGAAAGCTGCTCCTAAAAAGGTGGCAAAGAAAAAAGCTAAGTGAGGTAACTTGCATGATGAAGTGTCGAGGCATGGGAGCAATAAGCCCAGACAAGATGCCGAAAAAAAGCAGGAAACTTAAAAAAGGTGGCTGGATTCAAAAAGCTATAAAAAAACCGGGTGCGTTGCGTAAAGAGTTAGGGGTAAAGGCGGGGGAGAAAATACCCGCTAAGAAATTAAATGCTGCTGCCAAAGAATCCGGTAAATTAGGACAACGTGCACGTTTAGCCAAGACATTAAGAGGTATGGCATAAATGATGAAGTGCAGAGGGATGGGTAGAATAAGACCCGTAGCATTTAACACAGGTGGCCCTACCCACGATGCTTGTTATCGAAAGGTAAAAGCTCAGTACAAAGTGTTTCCGTCTGCTTATGCGTCAGGAGCTATAGCTAAATGTAGGAAGAAAAAAGCTCGTGGCAGTTCGTAAAACTAAAAAAGGAGCTGCCTTAAAACGCTGGTTCAAGGAAGATTGGAAAGATGTGCGAACAGGCAAGGCTTGTGGACGGCAGAAAGGAGAGAAAAGGGGTACTCCTTATTGTAGACCAACAAAGAGGGTGTCCAGTAAAACACCTAAGACCTCTTCTGAAATGACTACTTCAGAGAAAAGAAAAAGAGTTGCACAGAAGAAAAGGTTAGGACAACCAGCAGGTAAGCCAAGAAGAGTTCAAGCGGCGAGGCGCAAAAAACCCGCAGCTAAGAAAAAACGATGATTAATCAACAAGATAGAACAGATATAGTTAAAGAAATTAAAGATTGGTCTAAGTACGTATTAGAACCACGTAACCCAGAATTTAATAATATACCAGCGTGTCCTTATGCTAGGGCAGCGTGGAAAGAGGGTAAAGTGGGCATAGTTTTTAAAGAAGATAAATCTTATGGACTACTTTCTAATACTTTAAAAAATTGGGACGATAGCAAGGATTTAGTAATCATAGTCGATACTGCGTTCATAAAAAGAGAAGACAGGTTTCATAAATACCACGATATAATTAACCAACGTATTTCTGAAGACATGTATAAAGACAAGGACTTATGGGTAATGGGGTTTCATCCTGACGATGATGAACAAGAGTTATTAGACAATGAAGCATTTGAACCAGAAACAGATGTTGAATATGCTTTAGTATTTGTACAGCGATTATCTAAATTAGAAGAAGCTGCGGAAAAGTTAAAGTCTTTGGGCTATTACGAGAAGTATTTCCAAGAGTATGATGTAGAACCAATGTATAAATTACGTAGTAAATTTTATAGGAGATTACAAGATGGCAGGTGCTAAAAAGAAAGGCCCAGTTAGAAAGCGTAAAATGCGTGGGGGCGGCATGGCAGTTACTAAAAAAATGCGCGGTGGTGGTATAGCAAAAAAGAAAGGCCCAGTTAAAAGAAGAGGACGCTAAAATATGGCTACGTCTGGCACTACAGCATTCACAATGGACTTCACAGAAGTTGCTGAAGAAGCTTTTGAACGTGCTGGGCGTGAGCTTCACTCCGGTTACGATTTAAAGACTGCTAGGCGTTCCATGAATTTGCTTACCATAGAGTGGGCAAATCGTGGGGTGAATATGTGGACTATTGACGAGGGGTTTGTAAACCTTGGCCAAGGGACTGCTACTTACAATCTCCCTGCGGATACTATTGATTTACTTGAACAAGTTATTCGTACTAACGAAGGTAGCACTACTCTACAGACTGACCTGAATCTTTCCCGTATTAGTGTAGACAATTACGCTTCTATCCCTAATAAACTTACGCAAGGTAGACCTATACAGTGTTGGGTAGACCGTTTGCGTGACCAACCTACCATTACGGTGTGGCCTGTACCTGACCAAGGTACAACAGTAGACCCTTATTACGTGGTTAGGTATTGGAGGCTACGCCGTATACAGGATGCGGGTGCTGGCGTACAGACCCCTGATATGCCGTTTAGGTTTTTTCCTGCGTTAGTGGCAGGTTTGGCGTACTACATAGCTACTAAATTACCTGAAGGTATGCCACGTTTAGAGATGTTAAAAGCGCAGTATGATGAGCAATACACGTTAGCAGCGGGGGAAGATAGAGAAAAAGCTTCTGAAATGCTTACACCTCGTTTGTATGGGCCTAGATAGCTATGAGCGAAAGATTTGCATCAGGCCAGAATGCGTTAGCAGAATGTGATGTATGTGGGTTTCAGTATAGGTTAAGACAGTTAAAGCCACTTGTTATAAAAGAAGTAGTTACGGGTATCAAAGCGTGTCCTGAGTGTTGGAATCCAGATCAACCACAGTTGTTATTAGGTACGTTCCCTGTAAGTGATCCACAGGCGATACGTGACCCAAGACCCGATTTTACAGGGTATCCTGAAAGTCGAGCGCGATTACAACCAGCAGACCCTATTTTTGCTTTTGGGCATGTTGGAGAAGTGTCTATAGTGCTTACCACTACGTTGACGGTAACAGTAGCCACAGGCACAAACGTATATGGCACAGGTAATAAATTTTATATAGATGGTGTGGTAAGTCCTACATTAACTTTGTTTGAAGGGAACACTTATAAGTTTGACCAATCAGAGGGTACAAATGGCACACATCCGTTAAGGTTTTCAACAACCCCGAATGGAACGTGGGGTGGAGGAATAGAGTACACTACCGGAGTAACTACCAGCGGTGTACCGGGAAATGCAGGAGCGTATACACAAATAGTAGTAGCAACAGGAGCACCTACGCTACACTATTATTGCGCTGCCCATAGTGGTATGGGTGGACAAGCAAACACACCAACTTAACGAGGTGAAATGATGGGCAAGATTAAAGTAAAAAAGGTGGGGGGTATTAAAGAATACAACCCCGGCACAAAAGTTAACTCCCCAGAACAATCTTCTGGAACAGTTAAAACTAGTGGAATAAAAATACGCGGTGTTGGCGCAGCCACTAAAGGTATTATGGCTCGTGGGCCTATGGCGTAGGGAGTGTTAGGTGAACTACACCGAACTTAAAACCAATATACAAGACATTTGTGAGCATACGTTTACGAATGACCAGTTGGCTATGTTTACGCAACAGGCCGAGCAGTTGATATTTGCTACGGTAGATTTACCTGCTATGCGTAAAAACCAAACAGGTAATATGAGTCTTAACAACAAATACCTTACGATGCCATCCAATATACTTTATGTGTATTCTTTGGCGGTTATAGATGGTGCTGGGAATTACCACTATTTGCTGAACAAAGACGTTAGTTTTATGCGGGAAGCTTACCCTTTACCTACAGCCACAGGTCTACCCGTGCATTATGGTATATTTGGCCAGACTACGTTTATTCTAGGCCCAACCCCTGATGCGGCGTATCAGTCAGAAATTCATTTTGCTGAGTACCCTGAGTCTATTGTTACAGCGGGAACTACATACTTAGGCACAGAGTTTGATTCAGCATTACTTAATGGGGCTTTAGTACAAGCTATACGGTTCCAAAAAGGTGAGCCAGACATGCTGGCGCTGTACCAAAAAATGTATATAGACGCTATGGCTCTCCTTAAAAATCTGGGTGCGGGTAGATTGGAAACAGATACTTATCGTTCAGGGGTTGTAAGGATGCCCCCCCAATAAGGATTATTTATGATTAGCACAAAAGGTGGTGCAAAAATAGGAATAGCAACAGCGACTATGGTTTCGGGTCGGGGGTTTACCCCTGAAGAACTTGCAGAGCAAGCCGTGAATGAAGTTATATCTATAGGTAGTAACTCACACCCTGTTATACAGGCGCAAGCAGAAGCATTTAGGGAAGATATTAGAAACGTAATGATAAACTATTTACGTCAGGCTGTAGCTTCTCATAATACGACATTAACCAACCGTTTTACGGATGCTGGGCATCCAGAACTAGTGAAACTATTAGAGGTCTAATATGGCAATTACAATCTCAACTGCAATGCCCACATCGTTTAAAGTTGAACTGATGAAGGGTTTACATAACTTCACCGCAGGAAGTGTTACGTTTAAGATGGCACTTCTTAAAGCTACTGCTTCTGGCAGTGGTACATACGGTGCAGCCACTACCAATTATAGTGACGTTACTGGAAACAGTGATGAGCTGTCGGGTACAGGATATAGTGCGGGGGGTAAGCTTCTTACTTCTGTTACACCTACAGCCGATGGTACAACAGCTATTACTAATTTCAGTTCAGTAACGTGGACTTCCTCTTCGTTTACAACGTGTGGAGGGTTGATTTACGACACAAGTGATTCTAACTCTGCGTGTGCGGTGTTGAGTTTTGGTGGGGATCAGACAGTAAGCACTGGTGATTTCCAAATCCAATTCCCTACAGCGGCGGCATCTACTGCGATTATTCGTATAGCGTAATAGGCCACTGCCATGAGCGGATGGGGTCAACGACCTTGGGGTCACAATCGGTGGGGTGGTCAAGCCTCTACCCTTGTAGACCTCGGTGCAACTTGGGGTGCGCGTGGCTGGGGTCAAGGCGCGTGGGGTGCTAATGGCATTTCCGTAGTTGGCACAGGGGCTGTTGGTACTGTTTCTGTAAACTATACGGCCAACATTACTCCTACGGGAGTAGAAGGTACAGGCGCAGTAGGGACAGTAACGCTGAATTATACTGGGTTAGTGAGGCCCACAGGCGTTGAAGGCACAGGTTCTATAGGTAGTGTATCCATTGTACCAAGCTTCAGTTTAACTGGGGTACAAGGGATAGGCGAAATAAACGGTGTTAGTACTAACACTAGCGAAAATATTGTACTCAACGGTGTAAGTGCAACTGGATCAGTAGGTACAGTCACCTTCAGTATTGGTAGTGTATTTACTATTCCTAGTGGGGTAGAAGGTACAGGTGCTGTCGGTACAGCAACTCCAGCTTACGATTGGTCGTATACGGTTACAGGGGTAGAGGGTACTGGGGCTGTTGAAGCAGTTACACCTCTAGTAGTAGTTACTCCTACGGGAGTAGGCGCAGTTGGGGCTGTTGGTACGGTTACAGCAAGCTTCAGTAGTGTTGCATACCCCAATGGGGTTGTAGGTACAGGAGCTATAGGGACTGTAGCAATTAAAGGTTGGAGTTCAATAGACGTTACACAGACACCAAATTGGACTAATATAAGCACACCTCAAACTCCTAATTGGGTGGACATAGATACTGACAAAGCGGCATAGGACTTAATTATGGCAACTTATGTAAACAATTTACGATTAAAAGAAATTACTACCGGAGATGAGGATGGTACGTGGGGAACTAGTACCAATACGAACCTAGAACTCATTACCGATGCGTTGGGGTATGGCACTAAACAATTTGCGGCTGACTCCAATGAAACGTTCACTATTCCTGATGCTACAGCCGATGGCACACGAGCTTTGTATTTAAAGTTTACTTCGGCTGTTTCTCTCACTGCTACACGAACTGCCACGCTTGGCCCTAACACGGTTAGCAAAATGTGGATGATTGAAAACGCTACTACTGGTGGTCAGTCAATTGCTATCAAGCAGGGTTCTGGTGCAGAAGTCACCATAGGAACTGGGGAAAAAGTATTTGTATACACTGATGGTGCAGGGGCAGGTGCAGCGGTATTTAATGCTAATCCTACTGAAGCAGGGTCAGGTACGGTTAGTTCTGTAAATGTCTCTGGAGGTACAACAGGGTTAAGTTATAGTGGTGGCCCAATAACCTCATCAGGCACAATCACTACGGCGGGGACTTTGGTAGTAGCTAACGGTGGTACAGGGCTTACTAGTTTAGTGAATGCAGATATTGCTTCAGCAACCACCGTAGACCTTACTACTGCCACGGGTAATGTAGCAGTAATTACAGGAACAACTACTACGACTGCCTTTACCATGACAAAAGGCCAGCAGATGGTACTCATAGCTGCTGCCGCATGGCCCATGACCTTCAACGCCACTACGTGCAACATTAATGGTGGCGCTAGTTATACCTGTGCCGCAGGGGATAGGGTTTATATAACTAAAGATGACGATGATGTTATCCGAGTCTCAGTAATAAAACAGGATGGAACATCAGTTGTAACTGGAGGCCAACCCGATCCTACGCTTACTGGGGTAAGTATGCCCACCATTACATCAGGGCAGTTTATTGTAGCGACAGCAGGTAGCATTACGCTTACGTTGCCTTCTAGCCCCTCGGCTGGTGACTTCGTTATCGTGAAGGATGGAACAGGGGCTGCTGCCACTACGAGTTTTACAGTAGCACGTAACGGTAGCAACATAGCTAGTTCGGCTACTGACTTGACGTTTGACAAGAATTTCGCTGAGATAACAATGACCTACATAAACGGAAGCATTGGTTGGAGTGTATAAATGACGAATTTAGCCGATCTGCTGCCCGCAGGTGGCGGTCAAAACAACACCGAGTTTGTAGCTGACGGTAATATCAGCGCGGGTGCGCCCGTTATTCTCACTGCTGCGGGGAAGGCTGCGCCTATTGTTAGTTCCGCTGCTGCTTTTGGCTCTGAGTATGAGTATGAGTCAGGTATAACTTACTACAGTGTTTTCAATTACAACACTACGCAAGATAGAGTTGTGGCTTTTTATGCAGACATGAGTAACGGGGATTACCCAACAGCAGTCGTAGGGAGCATTTCAGGCAGCGTAATAACTTGGGGGACTCCTGTAGTTATTCTTTCTGGTGCAATGTCTGACTATCTAGCAGCGACCTATGATGCAAATTTAGATAAACACTTAGTTATTTTTAAGATGAGTTCACAAGGTAGAGCTTTGATGGGTACAGTGACAGCAGCCACAAACACCATTAGCTTTGGCACAACTGAAACTTTTTCTTCCAGTAACGTAAGTAACTTTGATTGTATGTATGATCCTTCCACTACTAAATCGTTGATTGTCTGGCGAAATTCAGGGGCAAGCCCCGCCAGTAGTGCGGTGGTAGCTACTCCCGCATCTGATAGTCAAATTTCTTTTGGTTCAGTATTGAATTGGACATATGGGTCTGCATATGCTCAAGACATTTGCTGTGCCTACGACACAAACCAAAACAAAGTCGTAGTGGGTGCTTGGGAAATTCCGGCTAATTATGAAATTGCTAATTACGTTGCTACTATTACTGGAACTAGCGTGACTTTTGGAGCTAGACAACTAGCGTACTCAACGTCTAACCATCACGGTTATTACAACAACACAGCAATGGAGTATGACAAATCGGCTAACGCTATTGTTAATTTTTGGCGCGAAAGCAGTGCGGGAAAATGTATTGCAGGGACTATATCGGGCGATAGTATAAGTTATGGAAGTGCTACTGCTGTTGGTAGTGATACAGAAATGCAACACGCCATTTATAGTGACCAAAGTTCTTCTATTGCTTTAAGTTATTTTGCAAGTAGCACCACTTATCTCCAATTTTTCAGTACAAGCGGAACGACTATTACAGTAGGGAGCCAGATAACTACAGACAGTGCTGCGTGGCAATACAACGCTAATGTGTATGACCCTGACAACCAAGCTATTATTGTGGGGGGTACAGATGGTGGCGATAGCAGCAAAGGAAAATCTAAAGTCTATGAGCAAAACCCTACAACCCTCACCTCAACCAACCTTTTAGGTATTGCCTCTGGCGCAATAAGCGACACAGCGACAGGTACGATAAACACTTGGGGTTCTAGGAACGAGGTGCAAACAGGTTTGACAATAGGTTCTGATTACTATGTTCAGACAGATGGAACAATAGCGGCGGGATCGACAAACATCGCTTACGATATTTCTTCACCTACTTACACCCAAGCATTTTCAGTATCCGCCAAAGAAACAGACCCCAACGGCATAGCATTTAATGTCGATGGCACAAAAATGTTTGTTGTTGGAAGC